TGGCAAGAACTCGAAGCCGAAATATGGAACCAGCAGTACAAACTATGACATTTGCGAATATCACCGCTCCTGGCGGTGGTGTGAATCAGTCATACATTGATCTCAGTCAATGCGCTTCGATAATTAATCGTAGGTTTTATCGACAAGGTTTGAATTGGGCCGTGGCTGGATTTAAGATCACGGCTGCTGGAGGATCTGGACTTGTTCAAGTGAGCAAGATCCACAATACATGGGTCTCTTCAGGCGCATGGGAAAAGACAATGCGTCATTGGCTTAAGCAGCAGAACGATGCTCTCGAAGACTCTGGTACTCAGAGCGTTGTTGCTCGCTTTAGAGATTACAAGATTTTCTTGGATGACCAGCATGTAACACAATTTATTGCTGCTGGTAATGATTTGAATTTGACAAATCTAATTCCATTCCCAGGCCAAGGAACTGGGGACTGGGAACCATCACAAATTGTCATTCCTAATGACGGTGGTGTACCTGGTAATACGCTCGAGTATTATGTGAAAATGTACGGTGGTGATGACGCCAACGCTAAAGATATTGTTGAGGGTTACATTAAATCACGAAGTGTACCAAATTCACCCGAACCAGAAACGATTGGTAATGCTGATCAATCGTGGCTTGCTGAAATGACCTTTGTAGGTGATTCAGAAGATACCGTTATTCTTAACGCTCAATTTCAAAATCGTGATCTCCCCTATGATCAAGATTTTTATCCCGGCTCTCCGGGTAACAATGATGCTGCAATTTTGCATGATCAGTCTTATTTGTCTACCACCACAATTGGTGGTACTACTCGTTTGAAGGGTGGTAATTTCCCTTGTGGATTAATCAAATTGACAACGATCAATTTGGACCCTGCTGAAGAATTGACATTTACACTGCAAGTGGATATGGTACCTGGACATCATCGAGGATACCTTTGTGAACCGATGACGGAGATGTGAAACATGACAACGACGCCAGGAGAGGCAGCAATTGCTGCAAGCAAGGTTGTGGTTATTTTGGACCACATCAAGAATAATCGAATTGAGTATTTGTTATTGGTTGCGCTCGGCCATCTTGTCGGAGCAACAGCGTATCTTTCTGAACGCGCTTCTGGAGTGTGTGCGTAATGGCGAAATACAATTACGGCCGAACATTCACGAAAGACGGAAAAAGAGTTCGTTATCGATATACGAACAAAAAGAAGGAAACTAAGAAATTAGTTCCAGCCCCAAAAAAGCGTAGCAGGAAAAAATAGGGGCATAGAAATGTCTTATGCAACATTCTTTGAGATCGGTGGTACCGTTATTGAATCAATGATGAGTTCTGAAGGAACTCCGTCTACGAGGCCTGTTGTACGGCCCAGACAAATGAAACAAGCGGAGCGTGCCGCTATTAAGGCTGTTCAAGAAGTTACAGGAACTGAATATGATGTCGCACGAGGTGTTCGTGGGACTAGGAATATTAGAACGGGGGCTACTTCTGTTGCTACCGGTGTAAAAATAGCAAGATGGGCTTTGGCTGCATCATTAGCAGACGGGCCATTGCCGGTAGGAGATATTATCGCTGCTGGAATTTTAATTGGCGGTGGAGTTTACATGATCTATGAAGGCCAACAAGACATAAGGCAGTGATCTAATGGACTGTGCAAAGTGTGGTTATCGACCACGACGCAGTGACACTTTTTTTGTTGAGGATTACCAGGTAATCCATGTTCGATGTTACAACTGTGACAACGAATGGGTAGAATGATTATAGGCCGAGTGTGCCTACATTCTAACATGATGAACTTGAAAATCATAGGGAGCCAACAGCAGTATTGTAGTCGATGCGGATATTCGTATTGCGGGTGTTGGCGATGAATATGTGTCGCGTTTGTGGACGCGTCATATCCAAACATTTCCCGCGTTGTACGCGTTGCGGGACTTGCGCACGCGAGGGAAGAAAATGAAATGCGCAAAATGCGCATGTGAAGGCTATAAATTGTATAAGCCGAAATACACCGGTTCTGGTGAAAATAAACGGTGGATCAAAGAACCACAAATTTGGTTCTGTTTAACTTGCCGGGCGGAATGGCAATGATTTACCGGCGAGATAGAAATCTTGCACTCTACAAGATTAGAACAGTTCGTGCTGTGATCAGGGGCGGAATGTTCACTGTTGAACATCCAAGCCAAGAGAAATCTTCTCAATTATCGACAAGGAATGTTCAGTCGAAATTAACTTTTAAAGGGTTGAGTCCGAGGGAGCAATTGCTACACTGGCGAAACCGAAGATAGATAACCGGAGCGAAAAATCGTCATGCAATGATGAGGTATGTTCTTAGACCCTCACTTCCGGTTGAAAGGCGGAGAAGATGGGAATCCGGGGCTTGTCACGGTGAACCAAGTGAATAGCGTTCTTCGAGAGGGGGTAGGGGAGTTTGGTGAGAATTAAATACATCTTAATACTCCCCACTTATTATGGCAAGAACTCGAAGCCGAAATATGGAACCAGCAGTACAAACTATGACATTTGCGAATATCACCGCTCCTGGCGGTGGTGTGAATCAGTCATACATTG